GACTACTTTCTAATCTACTTTCAAGTTACTATCATTTATAGAGCAGTCAGACCCTTATATATATATAAATATATTTCGCGAAGGAAAAGTAGGAACAGGACTCCTTAGTCCGTCCTGTCCCTACTACCGCTACGCTTTTCCGTAGCGTGTTCGGGTAATCAGAACAAAGAACGAAAGCTGGGCAGGCTGGGCTGGCTCGCACACCCTCACACCTGCCGAGACGGAGTTGGTGATAAGGTGGTGGGTGTGGTACAATCGTGAAATGAATAACAGTAAGCCTGGTTTGTACGCTAACATTAACGCTCGCCGCAAGGCTGGCACTAGCCGTCCTAAGTCTAAAAGCACCATCAAGCCTAAAGTATGGCGTATGATGAAGGCCAAGAAGGGTGGGTTCTGAACCAAGATCGGGAGCAACTGAAGGTGGCGCACAAGTTCATTGGCCTGCTTCAGAGAGAGAATGCTCAGTTGCATGGCGTGCTACGTCTGCTAGGCCAACTGGTAGATGATATGAATGCGAACTGCTCCTATGAAGTGTTCGAGGCACAGTGGAATGGGCTGACAGAGCAGGTTAAGAGGCTGTCAGGGTTCTTTGAGAGCCATCAGAAGGCACTCCAGTCGCTCCAGGACTCGATTCCTGACGTTTGGGACACCGATGAGGTAGATGATGAATCCTAGGGAACTGCCTTGCAACAGCCCTAGGCGCACACCTGGAGGACCAAAGAAGTTTGTAGTGAGAGCTTGTAGTGGGGGTGAAAGCAAGACCATCCGCTACGGCGATCCCAAGATGACCATTAAGAAGAGCAATCCAGACCGCAGGCGTAGCTTTAGGGCTAGGCATAAGTGCGACAGTAACCCTCCCAGCAAGCTAACGGCGCGCGCGTGGAGCTGCAAGAACTGGTAAAAACAAGCCGTGACTACCCATCTAAACCGCACACAATCGCTTCAGGATCGTTTATACGGGGTTTTGAACCAAGAAATGGGTCGCGCAGGCTCAATATCTATAAACAGCTCCATATTGAGAGAAGAGCCACAAGGCAATTATGGCCTGAATTTGATAGAATGCAGGTGTTGTGGAGAGTTTAAGGAAGTATCAAAATTTAGCATAGATAGGTCAAGCAAGAGGGGTTATAATAAATTTTGTAAGCTATGTAAGAGCATTGGTAAGCCAAAAGACATACCCAAAGTAGCAAAATTTTGCTCTGAATGCGGAGCAGACATTACTCACAAGGTTTTCTCTGCCGCAACATGCTCATCAAAATGTGCAAGCATTAGGTCGGACAAGAGGTCCAAGGGCGATCAATTCTTGATATTCAATAGGGATGGATGCAGGTGTCAGTATTGCGGAAGGACACCATCCGAAGATGACATCAAAATAGTATGCGATCACATCATACCAAAAATAGAAGGTGGCGAAGATACCGCAGACAACCTTGTTGCTTGTTGTGTTGGATGCAACTCATCTAAATCTGGCAAAAAGCTATTGCCAGAAACCTTGGAACTAATATCTAAATCTGTTGCCAGTAAAAATGAAAAGTTTGGAATCGGTCCAAAGAAAATTATTACTGGATCTCACTCAAGGCGTGTTGTACCAAGGTGCAATGAGCAAGCAGACTAAAGAAAAGCCAAAACCCCAACCAAAGCCACTTCCGAATCCGTTGGGCAATCAAGCTTGTTGCGTATCCATAGGTCGCTAGACTGCCGTTTATACGCCCCTTATAGACCCCTTATAGGGGTATTCTACACACCCCTTATAGGGCTAACGCTCCCGCAAAAGGCTACGCTACCGTTTGATAGCTGGCCTACCGTTTTCGGTCCGCCACTTTTGCCAACGCTCCCGTTGTGCCTGGGCTACCGTTTGGTAATGCTCCCGCGAAAGCTTGCGAGCCTTGCAAGATCCTTTAACGCTCCCGCCTTTCTTACCAAGGCGCGAAAAGTAAGCTTTAATAATTTCGTCTTCTGTCATATTTTTATGCGCTCCTTATAGGTGGCTACGCTTCCGTTTGTAAAGCGGAATGCCTGCGCTGCCGTTTATGGGCAAGCAGAAAAGCCGTTGGGGTTTGAACCCTTGGCCTATTTTCCGTTTGCCAAATCATCCAAGTATTGCTGCTCTAGCTCTTTACTGCTAGGTCTTGAGCGTCTTTGCTCTTCGTCCAATTCAACCAACTCATCGTTGGTTCTTTCAGGTCTTACCATATATTTATTTTTGTTTTTCATATGTCATTTTATTTTATAGTTCCGCGCCGTCTTATGACTGCGCTTCCGTTTGGAGTGGGTAAACCTAGCGGTTTAATCCATCCTTTGCTTCCCCCGTGCTAAAGGGAAAGACAAGGCGGGACTATTCGTAAAGGCAAAAAGCCTCTTCGACATCCTCGCGGACCACAATAAAGCCAGCGCGCCTACCTCCTAACTCTTTTAACTCAATTGCAGCTTCTTCCTTTGTGTAAAGTTGAACTTCCAAGGTTTCAGAATCTTTCAAATCGCACCATTGCCCAAAGGCAGCAGCAGTTTGAATTTTCCACTTCATTTTGTTTTCCTCCTTCATTTTGTTTTCCCTTTAGGCCATACAAGCCACACAAAGGCGAGCAGTAGCCCGCCGTGGAGCAGGCCAAGGGCGTAAACTTGCGGGCAGTTCATTCCGTCACCTCTTCCGCTCTTGTGGGATTCCAATCCCAACTGCCCTCAGTTGTTTCCTCCCATTCGCCGCCGTCAATCTTATCCGCCTTATCCATCGCGTCCTCTTCACTTTCCGCCATAACTTCGACTTTATATTCCAGCAAGCTTTGAGCGTAAACTGTGTATCTTTTCATTTTCTTTTTCTCCTTTTTTTAATCTATGTAGGGAAGTTCCAAAAATTCATCTTCCCACGGTTTAATTGTGATGATGTAGTGGATGCGGTTGACGTAGTGAAATCCAGCCGTGATTACTGGATTCTCACCATCACCGTCAACTACGGTCCATATCCGCTTTTGATCTTGAGTTTTAACAAAATCAAGGTCTTCGCCGTACGTCTCAAATACCATACCCTCATTCTCCCGAATGATTGGCTTGTAGTCATCTATGCTTTGTTTTTGCTTTGTTTTCATTTCGTCTTTTCCTTTTCTTTTCTTATTATCGCGCTCCATTCCATCCCGTTCCGCTGTGCCCAACGTAGGGCGCGAGCGTAGGACGTGAACCGCGCGAAAAATTGACCGACTGAATTGTGAACGGCGTAGTAGTTTTTAGTGCTTGCCATATGCCACTACCTCCTGTTTCTTATCCCAACAAGCGCGACAAGTTAGGCACTTGTTACCCTGCTCTGAGCTAGGACAAGTTTTCCCGCTTGTGACTACAGTCGAAACTTGCACTCCTAAACGGCGAGCCAATGGCAACGGCGCAATGCCGTCAATCATATGCGCGGAAAGTCGAACTGTAAGGTTTTCTGGAATCTTCCCGCCGTTATTGATGAATGATTGCAAGATTCCCGCCTCTCGCGTTGGCAGCCAATGGCGCACGTTAGGAGTCTTTTCGCATACTTCGATTATCTTTTTAAGATGGTTCGAATTTTGCAAATCTCCCGAATCGTGCCAGCGGAAAAAGTTATTCCCTTCCGCTTCGATAAGGTAAACCATAGAAGCAACCCAATCTTCCCGCCGTAGTGAACGCAAACGGCGAGCCAAGGCAGCGCGAACGGCAGGAAAGCCATAGTTTCCTTTCATCGCGTAACACTTGGAACAAACCGAACCTTCCACTTTCCGCAGCTTCCCGCCTACCTTGCAAAGGCTCGCGGGAATAGAATAGGCAGGGCAGGGCATTTTGGAGGGGCGAGAGAATCCGCCTCCCGTTGACGTTGTTGCATGTTCGAATGTCATCATTTTGTTTTTTCCTTTATATAATCAATAATTTTTGACGCGTAGTAGGAGGTTGTAAGATCATTCAAATAAACCTCGATATTGAATAAATCTAAAGGCCATCTGAATAATCTGACCCCAATCTGAGCGTTGGATGTAAAGTCACAATTTACAATTAACAACCCGTTATTATTACCATTCGTACTAACCTTAATAATACCGCCAGCGCATTCTTCACCAATTTTGAATGTTTTTTTCATTGTATGTAGTTTCCCTTCTTTATTAGTTTTTACCAAAATACCCAATCGCCATAAAGACGGCGCAGGGCGAGAGGATGAGAGAGATAAGGATGAATTCAATCATTTTGAACTCTCTCTATCTTGCGTCACAAAGTAAGTCGCAAACCTGCCAGAAAAAGATATGCGCGCACCAAGCATTCTTTTAAACTGATACTGCGCACTTCTCAGGCTTTTTGCGCTAACACTCAATACAGGAGAAATGATAGTCTCAGGAAAATCACCGAATCCATATTCTGGAGTGTTTTCGCTCTTATAACTTCTCCTATATAAAGTATAAGGTTGAAATTCATTTTCACGGGCGACTTTAACCGCGCTCGTTTCGGTGTTGGTTTGTGTGCTATTCATAAAAGCAAAGTAATACCATCGGACTGAATAAGCAAGACTTGTGAAGGGGTTAAAAATGTTATAAGATTGACTTATGGATGATATTAGCGGAACTCCAACCGCACCCGAAAAGGCAAAGAATGGGCGCGAGATATTTTCAGATAAGATTGCGGATGAGATAGTGGCAGCCTGCGGGAGTGGATTTACTTTAGAAAAAGCAGGTGCGCTTGTGGGCGTTAATCCTTCCACAATTAGAACGTGGGCGCAGCGCAAACCCGATTTTGCAAAGAGAGTCGAGACGGCCCGCAAAAAGCACGAATTGTCCCTTCTCAATGATATACAGATAGCAGGGGAAAAGAGTTGGCAGGCCAAGGCGTGGATTTTAGAACGTGGCTACAATTGGGCGCAACCATCTGCCCGCCTGCAAGTTGCGCAAGACGTAACGCATAACATAGGCGGGAATCTCGCGCAGTTGTTGGCAGGAATAGCGATGAAGAAGAAGGAGAAGAAGGTGGAAGTTATTGAAACGCAAACACTTCCACAACTCAAAATGCAAATGCCTTCAGTTGCAACTACTTCCAACCATATGTCGCAAAATGAATATTGTATCAATAAATCACCATTAAGCGACAACGACTTACAGAAAACAGCAACTAATTTTCCTAAAGTTCGTCACAAGCGAATGAAACTACGCAAGCCTAGAGCAGAATCCCTTGCAAAGTATCCGCCCACCACCACGCCACCCGCCGACCCCCCAGCCCCCGTTTAATATACATATACCCCCCCAAATTATTGTGGCTCAAAACAAAAAGAGGTCTTAACATACACCTATGCCAAAGCCTCCCAAGCGTAGCCAAGACGAGATACTCGAAGACCTCTCTAAACCAGCCGCATTCGCTGCTAATGTGTTGGGTATCAATCTTTATGATTGGCAAAGAAAGGTATTGCGTGATTTAGAGCAGAGAGACTGTCGCGTAGCCCTGCGTGCAGCCAACGGATCTGGCAAGACCAGCACAGTAATTGCAGCCATTTTGATATGGCACGCACTAGTTTTCCCACGCTCGATTGCGGTAACAACCGCAGGCGTTTTCCGCCAAGTTGAAAGTCAGCTTTGGCCTAGCCTTCGCAATCACATTGCCAAGCTTGGTGGCGCGTGGGAGGTCACATCTGGCGAGATCCGCTACCTACACGCAAACGGCAATACTAGTCGTATTATAGGATACTCCGCCACCGACCCAGGACGGGCTGAAGGTTGGCACGCAGAGGACCACGAATACCATCCATTGCTAATGGTGGTGGACGAAGCCAAGACTGTCGCAGACCCGCTGTTTGAGGCTATCAGCCGATGTCAACCAACCCGTCTGCTAATTGCATCCAGCCCTGGAGGGACTAGTGGCGCGTTCTATCGGGCGTTTACCAAGGAAGCCAATATGTGGTCAAAGCACGCCGTCACAGCGTTTGATTGCCCCCACATAACACAAGCTCAGATTGATGAGGTAATCCAGCGTTACGGCGAGAAGCACCCTCTGACCCGTTCTATGATCTACGGAGAGTTTGTGGACATAGGGCTGGAAAGCCTGGTCATCAACCTCACCCAGCTACAGAACTGCTACAATACACCACCACGCTTCAAGCCAGGTGTACGCATAGCAGGCGTTGATTTTGCAGCAGGAGGCGATCAGAACGTGATCTGCATTAGCGATGGCAATAAGATCCTACCTATGATTGCTTGGCGCGAGAAGGACACGATGGCAGCCGTAGGCAGGTTTATAGTCGAGTTTAAGAAGGCTGGCCTGGAAGCCAACAACATCTACGCTGACGCAAGTGGTATGGGTATGGTTATGTGCGATGCCATGGCTGAGTCTGGCTGGGTAGTCAATAGGGTAAACTTTGGGGCTACGGCGTATGACAACAACGCCTATACTAATCGGTCTGCCGAGATGTGGTACGGGATGGCAAAGAAAATTGAGGATGCTGAGATCATATTGCCAGAGGATGAGGACTTGACAGCACAGTTGACTTGCAGACGCACAATTACCAACAGCAAGGGCAAGCTTGGCGTGGAATCCAAGGACTCAATGCGTGCCAGGGGCATAGCTTCGCCAGATAGGGCTGACGCATTAGCCTTGTGCCTAAGTAGCTCAAATATCGGTCTTGACTTGACTTTCCAAATAGAACGTCCAACTTGGAAGTCACTTCAAGACTTAATGGTGGCACACGACCCCGTTATGGCTGGATTTGACGCAGGAGGATAAAACTATGAACATCTGGAATTGGATTACTGCAAATTGGCAAGAGATCGTAGCCGCTGTTGGTGGCATCGTTCTTGCTGCACGCATCATTGTTAAACTTACCCCCACACCCGCTGACGATTCCTTCTTGGAAAAGATTGTTAATTTTCTAAAGACGGTTGGGTTGAACATCAAATAACCAGCAAGTGATCGGTGCGATATTTAATCTCATCGCATCAATCCTTCGCCTCATCCCAGCGTGGCGTGAGAAGCGAGTCAACAATATCGAAGGCGAGTGGAAACATAATCGCGAAGCTATTGAGCGTGATTTGCGTGGTGAGTCTTGGTGGGTGCGTAACAACGACACCAGTAACCCACACAACGGGGATAGTTGAAGAACTAATGAAAGATCAAAACTACAACGAGATTCGTAGAGGCACACCTGGTACACGCGAATGGGCCAGGAAAGCCTTGAATGCTGTAAACGATCTTTCATACGAACTTAAAGTGGAGCGCAATAAATGAACGCCAAAGATACCCGCAGAAACGAATACTACACTCGCATCATCGAGGCTCTCAATCAGCGTGAGACTTGGGAGAATCGTCAACGGTTGTTTTACCAGGCTCGTTACTTTGGTGTGCGCCGCAAGGTCAAGCCTTGGCCTACCGCAGCCGACCTGCACGTTCAGTTGATTGATACAGCAATTGAGAAGCTGAAGCCCAGCTTCGTCAACAGCGCAATCGGCAACGACATCCTTTCCAGCTTTGTTCCGATGCGCCAGCAGTTAGCTCCGCTGACCGTATCAGCCGAGCGTTGGTTTGACTACAATATGCGCGAGCGTACCAATTTCCAGAAAGAGATTGTTTCCGTAATCGACCACATCTTGCTCTACGGACGAGGCGTGGCAAAGGTTGTCTGGAACGAGGACAAGAAACGTATTGACTTTGAAGCCATTGATCCTTTTCATATTATTGTTCCTTCCTACACAAAGGAGTTTAAAGATGCAGATTTCATCGTTCACATCATCTCGACAAGTGTCGACTCCTATAAGGCAAATCCCTTGTACAAGCAGGATGAGGAATTTATCAAAACAATTTCGGGTAAACCCTCCAAATCGGTGGGCTTACGAAGTGAGATTCAAGACGAGATTTATAGACGCGAGGGAATTACTCAAGAAGCTGAGAATGATCGCATCATTCTTTGGGAGATGTACACACCTTCTGAAGACGGATGGAAGGTCGAGACGTACAGTCCGCTTGTAGTAACCGAAGACATCCGCAAACCTTTCATATTGCCGTATCGTCACGGCGAACCTCCTTTCGTAGATTTCCCGTATGAAGTTACGGGCGGCGGTTGGTATAGTCCAAGAGGTGTGGCCGAGATCCTCCTCCCGAATGAGAACCTCTTAAATAAGCTCAAAAATTCCCTAAGCGACTACGTGGAGCTTGCCAACCGCCCCGTCTTTGAAGCACAGAATCCTATCTCGCTAAACACATCGAACTTGAAGATGCAGCCTGGGCAGATTCTGCCACAAGGCTTAAAGCCAGTTCAGTTCAGCCAACCTCCATTTGACTTCCAGAAGTTGATGCTAGAGGAGCGTCTGCTTTCCGAGCAGAGGATGGGCAATCCAGACTTTGGTGCTGGCTCGCAGTACCAGGTGTCGGATCGCAAGACTGCTACCGAGATTCAAGCGTTGCAGGCGCAATCGGCTGCTTCTGGCGATTTACGCAATCGTATGTTCCGAATGGGATTGGCACATCTATTTAAGCAGTGCTGGTCGCTTTACACGCAGTACAACAAGAAAGATTTGATGTACCGCTATGCGGAAGAAACTGGCGCAATGCCACCCGAAGGTATCCACGATGAGTATTCAATTGAACCCAAGGGTGGACTTGACTTCATTAACCGCCAGTTTGCGTTGCAGAAGGCAGTTAGCCGTATGAGCATGTTCCAAAATAATCCCTTTATTAACCAAGGAGAACTGGTAAAGTCAGTGCTTGAACAAGACGATCCCTCGCTGGTCCGCAGACTCTTCCAAGATCCAAACGCAGCCTCTGGGGATCAAGCTGAAGATCAAGCGACTGAAATCGCGACTATGCTTGCAACTGGATTCCCAGTCGCAATCAAGCCTAGCGATGATCACAAAGCGCATATATCCGTTCTCTTCGCGTTTAACCAAGCGGCTCAAAGCCGACAACAGCAGGTCGATCAGAGTGCAATGCAAGTTCTAATGGCGCATTTACAACAGCACTTGCAGGCGTTGGAACAGATCGATCCCAACACATCCCGCGCAATCCAGAAACAGCTTCGTGATGCGGCTAAAGGTCAGATGCAACAGCAGGGGCAACAACTGCCTCCTGGTGAGATGCAAGGCCAACCAGCCGCACCGATGATGGCGTGACACTACTAAGCGAACAAAAAATAATTGCAATTCTAAAACATTGCACAAAAAAATCTGACGGCCTTCTTGGAGAAGTTGGAGTTTTTAACGGAGGATTTACTGGAATATTGTCCGATCATTTTTTAGACACCAAAATATACGCATACGACACATTCGAAGGAATGCCGGAATCTTGCTGGCTAAAAGACGAGCCTCATTCGATTGGCGAGTTCAAGCCAGAAATTGATGTTGTGAAAATGCTGAACAACAGAAAAAATGTAGTTGTTCGTAAGGGCATATTTCCAGACAGCATACAAGATGAAACTGGATTCTGGATGGTTCATTTGGATGTTGATTTCTACCTTTCTACATTAAATTCGTTAAAAGTATTAAAGGACAGAATGGCTAAAGGCGGCGCGATATTTCTTGATGATTGGGATTGGCCCAATTGTCCTGGGGTTAGAAAGGCTGTCGAGGAGCTTGGATTAAATGCAATTCAAACAGTTGAACATCAAGCCGTAATAAATTTCTGATGAGAAAACTAAAAGCAGCATTGGCGTTCATTCGTGAGCAGGAATGGGTCAACGAACCCAAGTGGGAGGATGAGGATGAAAAGGCGTGGACTGGATTTCTCTCCACACCCACTGGACAGAAGCTGAGTTTGATTTTGCTCAACCTAACCCTGCGTCAAAACGGCTCTGCGGTAATGAAGAAAGCAGAGGCACTTGCAGACGCTTGTGGGTATGCTAAAGGTTTTCGTGGTTGTGTAGCGACCTTAGAATCGCTCGCAACCCAAAAACTTAACTCCGCCGTCCCAGGCTATGGGGATGGATCGGATGAACCAGTAGCCGACTAACCTTTAGGTAGAATGACTCCCTACCGAAAAGTGTAAGAAAGGGTCAAATGGCAGATTCAAATAACCTAACTGAAGCGGATGTATTGGCGATGGCGCAAGCGGCTGACGAAGGACGGGACTTTAGTCCTACTCCCAAGGAAGACGAAAAAGCCAAAGTAGAAACGCCTGCTACAGAAAAGGCCAGCGGAGATAACGAGCAGACACCCGCGCCTGCTGAAAAAGCCGAACAAACAAAACTAGAAGCCTCGGATGAGGCTTCATCGACCAAGGAGAAATCCGAGGAAGATAAAAGTTCTTTAACAACGCAATCTGATGAAATCAAGTCGGAGTCGGCTTCCGAAAAGAAGCCAACCCGCTATGAGAAGGCTAAGTCTAGACTCGAAAAGGAGTGGGAAGATGTACGCGCAGAGAAAGCCAGAATCAAAGCTGAACGAGAACAAATCGAAGCAGCCAAGGCAAGGCAGACTACAGAAACTCCTGGTCAAGAGGCAAAGAGCAGCAGCCGCAAGTTTAGCGCGGAAGATTATCGGGAAGCAGCGAAAAGCTACCGTGATGAAGGCCGTGACGATCTTGCAAAACTCGCTGAAAACAAAGCCTCTGAAGTTGAAGTCGAAGACCGCAAGGAAATTGAGCAGAAAACCCAGGCAGAATTAAAGTCTGCGTGGGATAAGAATTTGCTTGAAGAAGTAGAAGCAAATCCAGAACTCAAAGATTCCTCAAGCCCTCTTTACAAATCTGTTGCAGAGATGCTACAGAACCACGCAATCCTGCGCAACTACCCAGCGGGTATCAAGGATGCTGTGGGAATAGCGAAGGTTAAGCTCCAGGCGGAGTCCGCCTCCGACTTGAAGAAGAAGGTTGCAGAGTATGAGAAAGAACTTTCTCAACTCAGAAAAGCGACTACTCCAGCGTCTGGACAACCAAAAGGTCCTGCCAAGACTAAAGCTTTTCACGAACTAACTCTCGATGAGCAGGAACGTGAATTGATGAAAATGGCAAGCGAAGTTGACAGAGGTTGAGTAGTCATAACAAACAAGGATACTTAATTATATGGTAACTACTGGTTCAGTCAGCGCACAGTTCCAGACGTACTTCTCGAAG